CGACCGCAACTACTGGGACTTTTGTCTCTGGTACTGCGACCCTGGGAATTACGGTTCGTCTCAACGGCACTTCGTACAAGATCCCGGTCTACAGCTAATGTCTGCCGATCTAGATCGTTTTGGAGCTAGGAACGGTTTTACCGTTGGCACCACAGGCGTCGCCGGACAGGCATATTGGGCAATCCAAATGCTGGCCGACACGACCTTCAGCGCTATTGCAGGAGACTACGATGGCACACTGACGGGCGTGACGATCGGTTCCGGAAACATAATCTACGGACAGTTTAACAGCTTCACCGCTGGAACTGGACGTGTGATTGCCTACAAGGGCTAATTACCTATTAGCAGTCAATCCCGCCAAAGGTTCAAGTCCTTGGCGGGTGATTGCATTGTAATTTTATGCCAAGACTATCTCTAGGACTAGGAGTGCAAAACATCCGCAAGGTTGGTGGAGGGGCTTCAGGAATTGGATTCCCAGCAACAGTCACATCATCGTTTTACGGACAAATGGGAGTAAATTCTGGAACAACTGGAAATCAAACTGGTACTTCAGGGTTTATATCAAACAAATGGTATTATTTTGATAATACTCAAGTCAATGAAGAAACAGGACAACCATACGGAAGCGGAATAAACATAGGTCTTACAACTGGTAATGTTTGGTATTATGAAACGTGGTATTGGGATGATGGCAGTCTCACACTTGAAACAACTCAATCAAACGCAAATCCAAGCACAATTTACACATCATTCCCAACAACGAACTGGACTCAGTACAACGGAGTTAAGCCAGGAACATTTACGACTCCGTAATGATAACACTTACCGCCGCTTGATGAACTTCCTAGCCATCTCCATCCTCTGCCTTGCTTTCACTTCCTGCTCGCCACGCAAGCAGGATAATAATGCACTGCCAGTTTATTCGGATATGGGGGCTGCCCACGACCTGGGAACAACTAAGCCATGAGCGAGGACCAGGTCTGGAGCATAGAAATCAAACTGGCCCGGATGGAAGAGCGCCAGGTCCAGTTGTATAACATGGTCGAGACCTCCTTGTCAAAGTACGGAGATGTGGTAAACAGAGTATCTGCCTTGGAGCACTTCCGGACAAAGGCGTTAGCCATAGCCGGGATCATTGGACTGGTCTGCTCAATAGCCTGGGACATGCTTAAAAATCGTTTAGGGAATTAGGAGACAATACAATGGCATCACTAACAGCCGGAACAACATTTACAGACGGAGTCGCAAACGACGTAACAGCGGCAAAGCTAGGCGCGTTGGTTACAAATGCCACGCCAACATCCGGCCTTATCCAGGACAGGACTACTGAGACCGTCGTGGGCGTAAACGATACACTTCTCATTGGTGATGCTTCAGACTCAAACAACCTGAAGAAGATGACAGTTGCCAATCTTTTGAAGGCCCCGCTTGTCAGCACGTCGGGAACGGTTGAAAACCTCACGACCGGGACGACAACTTCGACAGCGCAGATTGTTACAAGCGGAACGATTGCCACGTTGAATAGCACTGCAGCAACGATTACTACTGGAACGATTCCGACCCTTACTACTGGAACAACCACTTCAACAAATGAAGTTGTCACGAACGGCACGATCACAAACCTTTCCGCAACCACATCCACATTCCTTGGTGCAATCACAGGCTCAACCAACGTAATTAACATTGGTAGTGGGCAGATTTATAAGGATGCGAGTGGAAATGTTGGGATTGGTACTGTGGGTCCTGTGGCTTACGGTGGATATACAACACTTGCAGTAAGCAATACTACTGGTGGCTTAATTGATTTGTGTTCATCTGGAACAGCACAGGGACAAATTTTTTCATCTGGAACTGAAATGCGATTAACCAAAACAGGCGCAAATCCTATCACGGCCTTTACAAACGGAGCCGAACGCCTCCGCATTGATTCGAGTGGCAATGTTGGGATTGGGACTACGAGTCCTTCGCGTCAACTATCTGTTTCTGGAGCAAGCGCAGCATTTGGAATAACATCAACTGCTGCTGGTGGGAATACGGTATCAATAGATCCAGCAACTACTGCAAATAGCAACACAGCTCAAATTGATTGTTCTGGTGCAAATGCTTTAAGATTCAATACAAACTCAGCAGAACGTCTCCGCATTGCTTCCGCTGGTCAAATCGGAATTGGCGGAGCTAACTACGGAACCAACGGTCAGGTTTTAACAAGCGCAGGGGCTTCAGCCGCCCCAAGCTGGACTACAATCACAACCACTCCTGCGGATGGCTCAATAACTGCTCCCAAACTAAGCGGAGCGCAAACTGGTTCTGCTCCTATTTTTGGAGTTAGGGCGTGGGTATTGTATGATACTCTTACTGGTGGTAGTACGCCTATTGCTAGCGGAAATGTAAGTAGCGTTACTGACGGTCCTAGTGCGGGTAGATTCACCGTAAATTTTACTACGGCGATGCCGTCAGCAAATTACACTGTATCGGGAGGTGGTCCCCGCGATGATGTATCGGGTACTACCCCAGTTATAATCTATCAATATCTTGATACAGGACGGTCGCTTGGATCTTGCAATATTGCCATGCAGGATACTGGAGGTGCCTTTAATGACAGCAAAAATGCAAGTGTTATATTTCTTGGATAATTAAAATATAAAAATGAAAAAAGTAATTTTATTCAAAAATTCGGATGGTGGAGTTTCCATTGTAATACCTACCCCAGAATATCTACTAACGCATACGATCGAAGAGTGTGCCGCAAAAGATGTCCCATCAGGCGAACCATTCAAGATAGTTGACGCTTCAGAAATACCCTCTGACAGAACTTTCCGAAACGCATGGGAGTACACAGAATGATTACTATCAATCCAGATAAAGCCAAAGCAATTTGGAAGGACAAGTGGCGTGAGGCTCGCAAGCCCTTGCTTGCGTCTCTCGACATTGAATTTATGAAGGCAGTTGAGATGGGTGATATAACTAGGCAAGCTGAGATTTCATCAAAAAAACAAGCCTTGCGTGATGTGACATTAATCGAAATTGTTGGAAGTACGCCAGAAGAGATTAAATCCGTTTGGCCGAGCGTATTGAATTAAGAAGTCGAGTAAATGACCCTAACCGAGATCGCTCAGTTTGCCGGAGAGAAGATTGGAAAGACCGATTCTGACACTCTCACGTTCTTACAGAAGTCAGCATCGCTGAACTACCGGCGCGTCTGGAACTTTGCACCATGGCGCGAAAGTGTGACTAGCTCGACGTACTCGGTATCCACATCTACCAGGACAGTGACGCTTGGGTCATTGGTCGAAAATCCTCTTTCTATTGCGTATGGTGACAGCGAACTGCTGGCAGTAGATTTGCAGACAATCATTAGCCAGGACGCCGACCTACTGGACGACAACAGGACAGGAACTCCAACCCAGTACTACTTCACAGGTCGCGGAACGTCTGGGACAGCGCAGATTGACCTTTATCCGCTATTGAACACGTCGAGCACGACGCCTCTAAAGGTGGTCGAAAAGAACCAGTGCTTAACCAGGTCAAATTATGTCGTGGACTTTCCTCCGGCGTCCAACGCAATTACCGACGAGCTCAGATTGCCACACGTTCAGCACGTTGTCCTGGCACTGACTCACGCCGACGCGCTGGAAAGGGAGAGGCAGTACGCAAAGGCTCAGGCTGTGGTGGCAACAGCGAATGCCGACCTGTCTGCCATGGCTCAGTACGAAATGAGCCAGGTCGGAGGAATTAAGGTCATCACTCCGTCAAGCCTTGGAGAATTCAGCATATTAGACATATCGGTTTAGTGCTATGCCACTTTACAACGACAACCTAGACGATCTTCTAGCCATATCCGGATCGTTTAGTTTTGATGGGGGCCAGGTATCCGGCGTCACGCCAAGTCTAATTGCAAATAACCAGGCTAGCGATCTTTACAATATGACGATAAGTCCGTCTGGAATTCTCCAGACGCGACAAGGGATCGAGCAGATATCTTCCAACGTCTCCAGCGGATCATCAATTCAAGGCATGCACTATCTTGACACTCCAAACATCGAACACATTATTCTGGCGACAAACGGAACGATCTACAGAAGCACAAGTGCCACCAGCTTTTCGACGACAAACGGTACGGTCACAAGCGGGGCTGTTGACGTAGACTTTACGCAATTCAAAAACAAAATTTTCTACACGGACGGAGCTAGCGAACTTCACTACACGGACGGAACAACTTCGTACAGGCAGGGGTCGAAGGTTTCGACAATTACGGTTTCAACCCAAGGCCGAGGATATACCGGGTCGACTGCGGCAGTAACAATTGGAGCTCCAAATTTAAGTGGAGGAACAAACGCAACTGCAGTTGCATTGATTTCAAGCGGAACCGTATCTGACGTCACAATTTTAAACTCGGGATCTGGATACACATCTGCTCCATCAGTTACAATAGCTGCACCACCCGCCGGGGGAGGACACTTTACGGCAACAGCCACAGCAACCATATCAAGCATCGCCCCAGCCGGACTTCGACTTATCCGCCAGTTCACAAACAGACTTTTTGCGGTTGGCACAGGAGACAATCGGAACACCCTGTATGCATCAGATCTTCTTGATGCAGAAGTCTGGAAATCGACGAACAGCATTATCGTTGGTGGCGACGATGGAGAAGATATTGTGGCAATTCAGCCTTTCTTTGACTTTGAAATCCTTGTGCTAAAGCCAAACAAGATCTACCTGGTAACAGCAGACCCAACAAAAGCAACGGCTGCTGAATGGAGCGTTAGGTTGATTAACGACAAACTTGGATGCCAGGCCGGAAGGACCACAATCTTTACAACTAAAGACGTGTTCTTCCTGTCGAGCGATGGGATAAGGAGCGTAGTAAGGTCGATGGCAGACGACTTTTAT